AGATTGAAGCCGTAAAACACTGCCAGGAGAAACACGATGTTGAAACCCAAACAGCTGCGCGAAGCGTTGACGAAAACCTCTCCCTACCTGCAACGCAATCCCGACAGTTTTAACATGTTTGTGGAGCACGGCCGCATCGTGTCTACGCTGGCTGCCTCACTCTCTTTTGAATATCAGTACCAGCTGAATATCGTGATCACCGACTACGCTGGAGACGTGGATTTACTGATTGTGCCTATCCTTGCCTGGCTGCGGGTAAACCAGCCGGACATTATGGCGACCAAAGAAAAGCGCGAAACCGGCTACACCTTCAAGGTGGATGTGATCAGCGATAAAACCATCGATATCAGCATTGATTTACAGCTCACCGAGAGAGTGATTGTGAAGGACATCGACGGCGCGCTACACGTTGACCACGTACCCGAACCGCCGGAGCCTGAAAACGACACACCACCGACAAAACTGTTCGCCGACGGCAAGCTGGTAAGTGAATGGCATGAGTGAATTAACCGCCTTTGAAGAACGCCTGTCTGCGCTGATTGCCAATCTCTCACCCGCTTCCCGTAAGAAGATGGCCGCCGAGATTGCGAAGAAGCTGCGCGCCAGCCAGCAACAAAACATCAGGGCGCAGCACGCACCGGACGGCACGCCCTTTGCTGCCAGAAAGAAACAATCCATCAGGGCCAAAAAGGGGCGAGTGAAGCGCGAGATGTTCGCCAAGCTGCGCACCAATAAGTACATGAAGGCCAAAGCGACCGGCAATGACGCCAGCGTGGAGTTTACCGGCAAGGTGCAGCGTATGGCTAGGGTTCACCATTACGGACTCAGAGACCGGCCCTCAAAGCGTAGTAATGAAAAAGACGTTCAGTATGATTCGCGCCCGCTGCTGGGATTCAGTAAGGACGACATGAGCGAGATTGAAAGCATCATCATGGAGCACCTGGGCAAATAAACTGTTGTGCCTTGGATAGGCAAACCGTCATTAATTGCGGCAGGGACGCCCCTCGCGGGAAGATTGCCCCATGAATCTACTCGAAGAACTAAACGAAACCCTGCGCCTAATCCGCAATCTTATCCGCATTGGCACCGTCACCGACGTTGACCTAGACGCGGGAAAGTGTCGCGTGCTTACGGGAGAAAATACTACCGATTGGCTGCAATGGCTGAGCGCCCGTGCGGGTGCAACCCGCACATGGTTCGCCCCTACAGTGGGTGAGCAGGTGCTGATTTTTTCCCTGGGCGGTGAGCTGAATGCTGCTTTCGTTTTGCCGGGTATTTTCTCCGACAACTTTCCCGCCCCTTCGGCCTCTGCCGAGGCGCTTCACTTCGCTTTTTCCGACGGCGCGGTGATTGAGTATGAGCCCGCAACCGGCGAGCTAAAGGCTGTCGGGATCACCTCCGCTAACATCGAGGCGTCCGAGTCCATTACTGCCACCGCCAAAGTGGTGACGGTGACGGCCTCGCAAAAAATCTTGCTGGATTCCCCCACGGTCGAATGCACCCATGAGCTGGTGACCAAAACACTTAAGGTCACCGGCGGCGGTGAGATGCGCGGCGATATCAACCATTCGGGCGGCACGCTCGCCTCAAACGGTATCGCGGTTGATAACCATTCCCACGGCGGCGTGATGCGCGGCGGAGACAAAACAGAGGGAACCTATGGCTAATGCAAAATACCTCGGCATGAATCGCAACAGCGGGCTGGCTATTGAAGACCTTGACCACATTCGTCAGTCGCTGAGTGACATTCTCGGCACGCCTATCGGCTCGCGCGTCATGCGCCGCGAATACGGGTCGATGCTATCTGACCTGATAGATATGCCCATGAACCCCGCACTGCCGCTGCAAATCATGGCCGCCTGTTACATGGCCGTCCTCAAATGGGAGCCACGTGTCAACCTGACCGGCATCACCTACGGCTCGACAGAAGAGGGAAAAATGGTGGTTGAGATGACCGGTACCCGCGTTGACACGGCGGCGGCTTTTTCCATTTCCTTACCTGTGAGCTGAAGACATGGCAACCATTGACCTAAGCCAGTTACCCGCGCCGAACGTCGTCGAAACACTGGACTATGAAACCTTGCTGGCGGAGCGAAAAGCCACACTTGTTTCTCTTTATCCCACTGACCAGCAAGACGCGATAGCCCGCACGCTGACGCTGGAATCTGAGCCGATGGTGAAACTGTTGCAGGAGAATGCCTACCGCGAAATGCTGTTGCGCCAACGGGTCAATGAGGCGGCACAGGCCGTGATGGTGGCTTATGCCCTCGGCTCAGACCTCGACCAGCTGGCCGCCAACAATGACGTGCAACGCCTGGTCATTACGCCTGCCGATGCAGAGGCTGTGCCGCCGGTCGCGGCCGTGATGGAGGCTGACGCTGATTTGCGCCAACGCATCCCCGCCGCCTTTGAGGGCATGAGCGTGGCGGGGCCGTCCGGCGCTTATGAATATCACGCGGCCAGCGCCAGCGGGCTGGTTGCCGATGCCTCCGCGACCAGTCCGGCACCGGCTGAAGTGGTGGTGACCATTTTGTCACGCGACGGCGACGGCACGGCCTCGGCTGAATTACTGGCGACGGTAAGCACGGCGCTCAACGACGAAGCCGTGCGCCCGGTGGGCGACAGGGTCACGGTGCGGTCGGCGGAAATTGTGAACTACGAAATTGAGGCAACGGTATTTGTTTACCCAGGTCCCGCGATTGAGCCGATTTTAGCGGACGCGAAGGCGCGGCTGGTTGCCTATATCAACGAACAGCGCCGCCTCGGGCGCGACATTCGTCACTCGGCCATTTACGCCGCCCTGACCACGCAGGGGGTGCAGCACGTCGAGCTGACTTCTCCGCCTGCTGACGTGGTGCTGAATAAGACGCAGGCCGCCAACTGCACGGCCTACACCATTACGTCGGGCGGCTCAGATGAATGATTTGCTGCCCTCCGGCTCCACGCCACTTGAGCGCCGCGCGGCCGAGACCTGCGCGACGGTCAGTGACCTGGCCGTGCCGCTGCGCGACCTGTGGAACCCGGACACCTGCCCAGTGAATTTCCTGCCCTATCTGGCCTGGGCTTTTTCCGTTGACCGCTGGGACGAGAAGTGGACGGCGGCAGAGAAACGCCAGGCCGTGAAAGAGGCGTTCTACATTCACCGTCGCAAAGGCACGGTAGCGGCCATCCGGCGCGTTATCGAAAACCTCGGTTACGGCATGACGTTAACGGAGTGGTGGCAGGTCGCCGACCCCGCAGGCACGTTTCGCCTGACGATTGACGTCAACGAGATAGGCATTACTCCTGCAATGGTGAATGAGCTTGAGCGGCTGATAGGGGATGCAAGGCCAGTCAGTCGCCCTATCTCACAGCTTGCCCTGTCGGTGAAAGTCGCGGGCGTCGCCAGCGTCGGTACCGCCCTGTATGACGGCGACATTCTCACGGTTTACCCGCCGGACTATCAGCCGGAGGACAGTATTTTTTATGACGGCATCGCCCATCACGACGGCAATGTTATGTATACGGAGAAAGCAGAATGACAACTATCACAGAGGTGCCGTCGTGGGATGAAAGTATTCATCAAATCCAGCGCGGCGAACGCGTAGAGGGTGGCCGCGACGGCGTCGCCAATATCCAGGCCTCGCAGCTGGCTAACCGCACGCGCTATTTAAAGCAGGCTTTACAGACTATCCCGGATTATCGGGAGTTTACCTTTTACACCACGGCTTCAGACCCTGATGGCACGATTGCCGGGCTTGCCGCCACACGCTCGGGCCAAACGTTCAGAGTGGGCCAGGGCGTCAATGCGGACATCGGTTTTACGTATTACTCCAACATTGAGGGGACCGCCTTCGCTATCGCCTCTTTCGCCGGTAAGGCGGCCTATGACCGGCAAATACAGCAGGAGGACAGAGACTGGCGCACCCAAATGCAGTTGCAGCAGCGCGCCGCCGCCGACCAGCGCCAGCAGGAGAGCACCGAGTTTAATGCCTGGTACACCACCTGCCAGAGCGTGGCGGATACCTTCGTGAATGCCCAGGAAGCGCGCCTTGATACGTTAATTCTGAATGCCGAGGACGTGCCGCTGGGTGATTACACCACAGGGCCGCTGACCCTTAAGGCCGCGAATAACACCATTACGCATGGCGGCTACACCTACAAGCCCAAAGCCAGCACGGCTCTGCCGTTTACGACCACGGGCAACACGGAAAACACGTGGGCGCAGGACGCCAGCAAGTTCCGCCTGATGAGCGATGCCACCTTGCGTCAGGCGCTGGGTACAACGTCGGGCGCGACGAACATCGGCCTGCATCACGGCACGCTTGACGATGTGATTGGGGACGTGGTCTCGGTCGAGCAGTTTGCCGTCGCTGGAGAAACCACCTGGGAGGGGGCCATTCAGCGCGCCTTTGATTGGGCGGTCGCGCACGGCAAAACCCGCATTTGGGGACCGGCCGTGTACGACGTCAAATCGACCATTTTCTGGCGCCATTCCGGCGCGAGCAAAATCCGTCTGGAGCTGGGCGGACTGCGGGCAACCGATGACTGGCCGAAAAATACCAACCTCTGGGACGCGACGCCGTTCTTCAAGATTGGCGACAATAACGGCAACATCACTAACTTCGAGCTGGTCGTGGGCGTCGTGGATGGCAACGACCGCGCCGACGTTATTCAAACCACAGGCTACGGTTTTTCGCTGGCGCTGCTCGACATCGGCTATGCGCACAACAATATTTCGGTTATCCATCTTGGCGGCCAGAATTTTAACACCGGCTCGGTGGATGCCATCGGCAAAAACTGGTCAGGAAACTGGCTCGGCGCACTGATTCAGAACGGCCAGAACGCGTCCAATGCCATCGCCGAAGGGTGGCGCATTAACGTCATGTTCAATGCGGCAAACAAGGTGGGCGGCGTCTGGTTCCGACGCACGGGGCAATATGGCCGCGTGCTTGGCAGCATGGACTACAACGGCACGTCACTCTCTATCGTCAAGCTCTCCGCCGTCACGGGCCTTGATGATACCGGCAACACGCGCGGGCTGCGCTGCACGAACGGCAACGCGTCCGCCGAGTTCCTTTTCTATTACATGTATCACGGGTCGCTGTATGTGGTGTTGCTCGAAGACGTCGACGTGCAGATTAACCAGAACACCCATACCGGGCGCGGCAGTTCTTTCAAGCCGTGCGAGGTGCTGACCTTCCCTGATTTGCCGGGTACCACGTTTACCGTCGGGTCCGTCACGGTCGCGGGCGATAACTACGCGTATGCGAACTACTTCGACCTGCTGCACGATTTCCAGCTGGCACCGTTTGGCAAGATTGACGTCAATTGCGGCTACATGGCGGGCGTTATCGGCGGCAACCTGCACAGCTCCCGATTCTTTTATTACAACGTGTTCGACGGCCTGACCGATAAATGGAATGGCCTCACGGTCTCCCATTCCGGCAGCACCTTGTCGTTGTATGACCGCGTGGCCTCTGATGAAGCGTTTTTAAACGTCACTAACGATTACCTGAACATCAACCGCCGCCTGTACATGGGCGTGCACAAAATCACGGGGTTTGAGACGGTGGTCGGACTGAAGCGAAACAGCGGCGCGGCAACGCCGGTGCTGACCCTGCAGGATACCTCAACGGATAAATATGGCCCGGCGGGGTCAACCTACCACGTGGAGTTTCAGAGTACGTTTAGCGAGACCGGCGGCAGCTTCGACGTGATGATTATCGGCACACAGGTTTACGTGAAAAACCGTAAATGGTACGGCGTGGCGCTGTGGGAATGGTGGGAGCAACTCAGCGCAGACGGTAATTCTGTCGTCGGTGCCGAGTTGCGCATGCGTCAGGAAACGCAGGACATGATTTATTTCACGTTGACCGTGACGAGGATTGGCTGATGGCGATTGAACCCAGAAAACTTTTCAGCTCTTACGAATATCTTGAGCCCACTAACGGCACTGAATTTGCCCTTGAAACGGTGGACGGCAAACAGTTCAAGGTCGCCAACGTCATGGCGCGTGCATTGAACAAGGGCACCACGAAAGAAGTGCAGGCGGTGCTTGAAATCGGTCAGCGCATGGTCGAAGTGGCGACCGAGACGGCGCTGGGCTCGGTGGTTCAGGTCGTCAATATCGATGACCTTGAGCTTAACCAGCAGGATGACAGGAGCGTGAGCGCCGAACAGGCCAGCCGAAACCAGGCCGAAGCCATCAAGCGCAATAACGTCGCCCTGAATGCGCTGCTCAAAGAGTGGCACATCCTGGTTAACTACCTCCTGAACAATCGCCAGCTGGTGCGCGCACCGGTTTCCACGAACACCACGGCAAACGACAACGCATCATAAGGGGCCATCATGGCAATCACAGGAAAATACAGTTTCAACGCGTACCTGCTGGATGAGGCCTATGCCGTCATTGGCCGCATGAATATCAGCGAGTCGTCAGCGGTCGTTTACTTCAACGTTTACGCCTCGCTGTCGGCGTACACGATGGGAAACCCGCCGGTGTCTACGGTACCGCTGCCGATGCGTTACGCCTCGGGCGACATTCCCATTGAAGCGTTTGAGGCACAGGCGCTCAACACGCCGATATTTGAGGGTTTTGAAAAGGTCGCCACGGAGGCGATTACGCGCAGCGAAGCGAGTACGCAAAGCCTGGGTGCCTCGATACTCCCCCAGAAAACCGATGAAAAGACGGCGTGATTTTATTATCCCTCTGCCCTGCGGCCCCCTGTCAACATGCCAGGGCGCGCGTTGCTGAATGTTGAAGACGACAGACTGAATGTAAGAAGGTGAGTATGAGTGACAAGCGATTTAATTCCGTGCTGACGGCGGCGGGTGAGGCAACGCTCTCGCAAGCCATGGTGAGTGGCTCACCGGCGGGATTGACTTTTATGGCCGTGGGGGATGGCGGCGGCACCGTGCCGGTATTCGGTTCAACGTCGACCAGTTTAAAACGCGAAGTTTATCGAGCCTACCTCAACAGCCTTACCCTCGCCGACGGTAATAAAAACATTGTCCAGGCCGAGATGATTATTCCTCCGCAGGTCGGCGGATTCACTATCCGGGAAGCGGCAATTTATGATGCAAACGGCGTGTGTCAGGCGGTGGCCAGCGTGCCGGAGACCTATAAACCCTTGCTGGCCGAGGGGGCCGGACGGCACCAGGTGATTAGAATTTGGCTGGCGGTCAGCAACGCGGCCAGTGTGCAACTCACCGCCGACCCGTCTGTGATTGTGGCGACGGCAACACAGTTAAAGAAAACGCAGGATACGGCGAAAGACTACACGGACGCGGTGGCGGATACCGTCTCTACCCAATTAACCCATGCGATAAAAAAGGCGCAGGATACGGCGCACGACTACACCGACACCGTCTCTGAAAGCTTGAAAGCGGCCATTAGCGACGCAGTAAAAACCGCAAGCCGTGCCGTTTGGGA